AGGCAAGTTGTGAGCAACCATAGTATCACACCCTAGAAAAAACTCACACAGCCTGTAGTAGTTTGCTATGAATGGTTTTTCATCTTTAAGCATATCATCCGTGATGTTTGTTATCTTTGTTATGACTGGGTCAAGTGGGTGTCCAGGATTGCAGAAGAATTCAATTCTGTCAACCTCTTCAAGTTTATCATTTAATTTTATTGCACCAAACTCAATAATTCGTGGTTGCATATCTAAATCAGAACCCTCTGCTTTGGGCAGACCTGTGGTCTCTAGGTCAAACACTATCATCTTGCTCTCCCAACTTGTTTGAGTCCAGAGCCTCAAGCATGAATGAATAAACACCAAGATCATGAACTGAATCAATGGTGCTTTTGCTTACTTTAGGCCAAGCCTGAGCATACCGAGTTAGCTTTGCGACAATCATGTTTACGATGCCAAACCTGTTCCAGTCCTCAACTGTTTGAAGCTGAACACCTTTGGGAAACAGAGAAGTCATAACTTGACCATGCGTAAGGTAATTGTCACCATATTGTTTATTTCTTTCTTTGAATGTTAACAAAGCCTCTTCAAGACAATCAATTGGATGTCTGTTCTTCAGTTTCTCTTTGTTCATATCCTTGTTGACGTCCTTCTTCAAGTCCATACTCTTTGCCTTGTTCAAAACCTTTTTCATAATAATCCTCTGATTCACTTTGTTTATGATCAACCATGCGCTCGTAGCGTTCAGCTTTGTCTATTGCTTCTTCAAGGCGATCCCTGAGAGTTGCCCGCACATCAAATACACGAGCGACCTTCTCTCCATCAATCTCAATATCATTCCCAATGATTCTTATATTCATTTAAAAATCTCCTGGGGCGACTTGAAGACAAGTCAAGCCTTCACCACGCCACATATCAACAACTGACTTCCTGTCTTCGAGAACAAACCAAACATTTGAGTAATTAATCTTTTCCTCAAACAGTTTTCGCTTGCACTCAGCATCGGTTGACTGATCACCTTTTGGCCTCATAATCAACCTGTCACAAGGAATTTCATTAAGCCTTATCCACTCTTGAGTCGCGGATCTGTTGTCGTCGCTCCGAGCAGTCATTATAACTATTTCGGTTTCTTCCCTATCAAGCGCACGCAATATGTTGCAGATGTTTTCTATTGGCTTGTCGTCTTTGCCAGCTTTGTTGAAAGCATCATAATCACGCTTTTTGTAAAGATTAACTCTGTGGCCATAATCTGATAATGTTCCGTCAAGATCAGCAATAACTATGCGCATGCCCATGATGGTGCCTCCGTATATTTATATGTGCCGTTTTGAATATGGCCGAGCTTTTCACCCAAGTAATAGTTGCGATATGACTGGACAGGGTCATCGCACTTGTACCAGTCTGGCATCCCAAGGTGAGGCTCTGTCAGTGGTGCCCAAATTGAAATGTTATCAGGCAACTTGTGAAGTGAAGGGATCAGTGAAGCATGTTTGTGATTTACTGGCTGTTTTTTCTTTGAGCCGTATCGCTTATAATATTCTTTAGCAAGCTGACCGACCATGACCAGCAACCAGTTATAATTAGCGGCTGACTTCATGACCCATTTTGAACATGGGTGGTTCTGATAGCCCATTGGAAACATGCCAACTTCATCAGCATATGAATCTCCATCAAGCATCCTGTGTGCGTTGCACAACATTAGAACTGACTCTGATATCATCTTATAAGAGTGCACATCGCAATGCATCTGTGCAGCGACCACTGGGTCGTGATCTAAGTAAAATATATTCATGATTTATTCCTTTCTCAATAAAATTATTATACTTTATTTAAGCTCCGAAAAAAAGCCTTTTTATTCTCTTGATGAGGGTTTGTGCTTCTTTCACAGCTTTATCAGCATCATCGTAAAGTTCGTCAAGAGACTTCTGTTCTTTTGCTAATTCAGCAGGTGTATATGTAGGATTTTTGCTATACAGAATATAATTGACCTGACCGAACTTCAAATTTAATTTTTTGGACACCTCTTTTATGGTTAATCCAGACTCTTTCAAGTTATGCGTTTTATCAATCAATTTTTGCGAATATTTAGCCATCTTTACCTCCTTTTTCTAAATGGTAATTTGTCAATGATTTTAATGTGCCCAGCATTGGGTCTTTCATTTGCTTTACTTCATAGCAAATTTCTTTAAGCTGGTCGCAAATTCCTTTAATCACTTTCTTTTGCTCCCCACTAAGCTCTTTTGATGACATGGCGTTTCCAATAAATTGCTCTAAATAAGTGAAAACTTGATCACCTTGAAGAATTAATTTTTTGTTTCCAAGTAAAATAACCTCATCCCATATTTTAAAGACAACCGAAGACAGATCGGCAAGCGCAATCAAAAAACCTTCTCGACCTAATTTTGCTTCAACCCAATTTTTTCTCAATTTTGATATCGCCTCATCAGGCAATTCCCAAACATCAAGCTCATCAATTATTTGATCAACGCCACTTTCAGCAATTTCATCAAAAACTTTTTTTGATGTTTCACTGAAATATTTTGTTGGCCTTGGTATGTCGCCAGTAACAACTTCATCAATATCATGAACAACTGCTCTTTGAAGTGCAAGTCCGATATCAACTTTCTCCCCAGATACAGAGTTTATCTCTTCACACAATAAATAAGTGAAAAGACAAACAAACCCTGTGTGCTCCATCACAGACTCAGGCTTCACGAGGTGAAGCTGTGAGTACCTGCGAATTGAAGCCATGCTTTGAGAGATGCTGAAAACTTTTATTACGTTCATTATATTACATCTGGATTAAAATTTTGAAACTGGTCGAGAATTAAATCTCTGCGACCTCGGTGATCATCCCAATCAATCCCAGTTAAAGGTGCGCCACTTTCTGGTTTGTCCCAGCTTCTGGCGGCTAGTCCAGCAAACTTTTGAAGGTCTGATATTCCAACAAGGTGAGCATCAACTGACTCCTTCAGCATGATGTTCAAGCCAAAGTTTTGATTTGTGAAAGTGATTGAATACCTTTGGGCGGCTGATGCTGACATTTCGCTTTTGTATTTAAAGTGATCTGTGAGTGCTCGGAAATATCCCATCTCGTAAACAGTCCCAGTATCATGATCATCAACAACCGCGAGCAAAACATTAGCATTGATCATTTCTGAAACATTGGAGTCATATATTCTTTTTGACTCTTTTGTTCTGTCCTCAGGGGAAAGGTGTGAAAGAACACCACCACCCTTGCGAGGTGAAAAATAATCAAAACCATATTTGTCGAGCTCTGCTTCTATTGATTCTATTGTTTCAAGCTGTTGCTTGTTGAAAAATGGTCCAGCTAAATATATTTTCATCATTTGTTTAACTCCAGTTCTTTGATGTGTTTTTGCCAAAAGGCTGGGCGATAGCTTGCCTCAACTTTGACCGACTCCATGTACTTTGGATCAATCGGCATATTTGATAGCTTGCTGTGAATTGGGCATGGTGCTCCAGGGTCGTCATCTGTATGTCTTAACTCAGCATCCCGAGTATAAGGACAAAATCCTTTGTTGCAAGGCAAGTCCTGTTCACTGATCTCAAGATATTCTTGAGCTTTCATGATCACATCTTCCCAAATGCCATACTGTGCTATCCAGCATTGACGTTTGTTGATCACTGTTTTCCAGAAATTAACTTCAGCCGAAATTGAAATCTTCATTGGATTGCCCATCGGCTTAATCCAGCTGTCACCCTTTTCAATAATTTCAAGAAGGTTATCGGTGAACGTAAAGTTTCTGTGCCTGACAAGCTGTGCTCTGAGGGCAATAGACATGATCTGGAAAATAGTTATAATCGGTCCAATTTTTCCACTAACATTTTCATCGCTTTTATTGAGCTTTGGGATTGGATTAACAAAGCTGTAATTTCTAGCGTATTCTTTCAAGCCAAATTTTCTCTCAAGCTGCGACAGACCAAGCATAAAATATTCATCGATCTCTGATAAAAATTCAAAAAACTTATAAATTTTTATCAACCCTCGCCAAGAAACTCTTGTTGTGAATGATGTCTTTGAGCAAAGAGGCATGTGCATGCGATAGATGTCTTGTATCATGCCTTCTTTTATGTCCTGTTCAATTTGGCTTCTAAGTTCTTTGAGTTTGTATTTATACTTTGATTCAAAGTATAAAGGTGTCTCAAATTTTGCAGGATCATCAACTCTTGATGTTCTTGCCCACATTACATGATCTCGAAATGATGCAAAAATCTCTCTTTCAAGTATGGTGCACTCAACACTCATAACAATGCTAGGAACTTCATTGACTGGGGCATCAATAGATAAAATAGTATCCAAAGGTGTCTTGTCATCAGGAGACCTAGAAAGCTCCCAAGCAACTCTTGAAAGATTTTTTTGGGAGCTGTCAAGCCTGTCGTCGGAAATAATTTCTATTTTCATCCTTTGTAGTTTCCTTTTGGTGCACATGT